TTTATGAGCGTGTTGGTTTTCGCTTACATTCTTCGGTGTTTTGAGCGTGGCAGAACTTCGGTTTTATCCACCTCAGCGGTCTCCCCCTTAGTCTGCTCCAAATTCTCAGGGTTCTGGACAGCTTTAGCCTTTGAGCTTTTAGCTCTTGATCCTTTCTTTGCCTTCGTAGGTTTCACTTCTTCATCACACATAGCTATCTCCTTAGTGAGGTCGAGCGGTTTCCCGTTCGGTGAAAAGTATTCGCGGTCTTTGCACGTTAGGTAATATTGTGTTTTCCACATCTCGAAAGCCGCCATCGCATAAACCATAAGGTCTGTCGGCTCATTCGCCATGTGACCCTTTCCGCTAGGCGTGTATGGACATACCCAACGTCCAACATTGTCTCGGATTTCGATAGTCATCCCTTTCCAGAAGTCGAGGTCAAAGCACTTCTTAACGGATGGTGCAAATATGTGTTGCTCACCCGCAATCGTCAATCTCTGCCATTTGTTCAGACGGTCTTTTGCACCCGACACACCGACATACTGGACAGGAACGGTAGTCTTTACGCCCTCAATGAGCTTGTAAGTCGACACACGATTGAGTAGAGGGTCAACGCATGTGCTCTGCCCTAAGTTCGGAGCGCGATAACCACGCACACATCTGAATCGTGGGTTACGGAGACTGTACAGCGCGACAGACCTTGAACGATGCCCGCCCAAGTCACCACAAGCAAATATCGGTCGCAGATAACGTCCATCCTCTGTCTTGTACACCTCGCACATAAGTCGGTCATACTGTGCCCAGACGTGTTTATCATCAGGGTCTCCCATAAGGATGTCGTAGCGGATGAGATACACACGCTCTCCGTCCGATGAGAATCCGGCAGTGAGCAAATAGAGGCAATCGTCATGGGTATCGGACGATATGACGATGGACAGGATGTCTGACGGTAAGCTCTGGTCGTCATACCTGCATGATGCACAGCGTGATAGGATGTCTGGGTCGATTCGCATCTCTGAAGGTCTCTCGTAAACTTCGCCCAATCGGGTGTTGTAAAAGGACATTATTGAACTCTCACTTGATTGAATTGCCGCAAGCTCCAACTGCTTCAAGGCTTTCCAGTTTGTCTGTTCGTGCATCAACAGACCGTTTATGGCGTAAGAGCGCATAACCCTTCCGTACTCGTCACGTACAGGGTTCGGATTAGTGCTCTCATATTTATGCTCCATAGCTATGACTTGCGACTCTGTAAAACACTCGCCGCACGTTGGGCAGGCAACCGTTGGATTGTCCGGGTCAGTCCAGTCAAGGTCTTTCCACATGGGCGAGAAGAAGTGTTGACAACTTGAACAAACCACCCCCCACTTCTCGGCTGTACCCAGTTTCCATTGAGACATAATTCGGGAATCATCTTTAACCGTTGGCGTTGACGTACAGACAATCATGCTGTTTCTGTAAGTTTTTGTTCGGGCTGATGCAAGTGTGATTACGTCCCCTTCTCCGGGTAGCTCAACATATCTGTCCACCTCATCGAGAAAGACATTACACGCAGGCGTGGAGCAGAGGTCAGATGCAGACTTGGCAGAACCTAGCATCAGATTGACGCCTGAAGAAAGCGCAATGTTGATGGCACTGTTTGACTTGTCGGGGCTTTCCTGTCGTGAAGCGTCGTCCAGTAATCCACAGCATTCGGTGAGAAACGGTTTTAAACGGTTTTTGGCGAGTTTTTGCGCATTGTTTGAATTGTCCAAAATAAAAAGACTCGTCTCCCGTTTGTACTGCATCATCCATCCAATGAAGTTCAGTATTGCGGTTGTTTTCGAGGCTTGAGCGGGGCATACAATAACCACAGAGTATGTGTTGTGAGACCAGCCCATTGCATCTGTTGGGATGCGCATGAACTCATACTTCTTGTATGAGAGGAAATTTCCAGTTCTGCGAATGTAATGGTGGTGAGTAGCCCACTCTGTTACGGAGACCTTCTTCGGGATGCGAAAGCCATCCAGTTTGTACAATCTGCTTTCGGACATCTCAGTTCTCCCGTTTCCGACCATTTATGCGGTTTGAACGTCTCTGGTTCTCACGCTGTATCTGCGTTGAGGCATCCTTTTCGTCGCGTGAGGACTCTAGCGTCAGGTGCAGAGCATTATCAGCAAGCCGGTTTGTCTGCTCAGCAACTTCGTTTTCTATAGCCATGTATTCCTCAGGCGTTAGTGTAGGAACCAAATCCTGTACGATGTTAGGCAGAGCTAGCAGAAAGTCCCTAACAGGATTGAGGAATTTGTGGAACTCTCTTATCGCTGTTCGTATTGAGCAAAGCTCCCGTTCTCTTTCGAGTTTTGTGAAACTTTCCTTTGCGACCGCGAGCCATTCTTTCTTGAGCTTCAGTATTGTCGCTTGACGCTCAAGCTCGTCATCGTCCATCTCTTCAAAATTCGGGACACCGACGATATTTTCGTCAACTGTTTTCTTTTTAGGCATGACGCACTCTCCTGTATCTTGCCTTTGTCCACTGTGTTTGATATAAGGGGTTTGCGACTAGCGATTGCAACACGAAAAAGCACATTGCAGACGCTAGGCAGATTGTCTCGGCTTGTGGAACACCTCCATAAAGCACTCGTCCAGAATCCGTTTCACTTCGGCTTGTTGTTCGTCACACAGCCAAGTCACGGCATCGTAGCTGTAAGCAGGAAGCGCATCGCCCTCATTTGTGAGTCCGTAAGCCCTGACGTCATTACCCTCTTTTACGCCGTAGTATCCTAGTTCAATCGTATTCCCGCCGTAGTAAACAGTAGGGCGCTCATAAATCCCCATGCGTCCGACTTTTGTTTTCGTCGAAACGGTTTTCCATTGACCATACACGTTGACTGGATGCGGCTTTGCGGGTACTCTCTGGTTTACAGGTGCACTGAAACCTTTGATTTCTGCGGCATTAGGGACAGTGCCAGTCAGAATGAGTGCATTCACAACGGCATAGAAATCTACGTAGAGGTCTTTACCCGTGAGTTTCCGTTTCAAGGGAAAGTGTTTGGACGCGAACTCCCAAAGCGCAAACCCTGCACGTTTCTTCCATTCTTGAAGAAGCTCGCTTTCGTTCAATTCAAAGCCGATTTGTCTCTGCTTTCCACGCTGTCTTTTAGCCATATCCGCATTCTCCCGTCAATATCTAACCCATTGAGTTTTGATACGATGCGATGGAGGCTCACATGGCAAAGGTTAAATACATCACAAGACGCGAATATTATACACGAGAATGGGAGGAACTCGCTGAGCTTATTCCACTTTTGAAGCGAGCGGCGCGGGATTTCGCCGATGGGAAGATACAGTCCTATGCTCTTTCCCACCACAATATTTCGAGAAATTTCGCGTCATTAAAGGATTTGCTTGACTTTTTGAAAGAGTGTGAGCTTGAATATGAAGAGCTCGACAATGTTCTGCATGGGCGTAGCCGCCGACAGGTTGACCATTGTGTCTATGTCAATCCAACGAACGTTCGTCTTTACTAGGGGAGTAGCCTATGTTTCCATATCTTTACGGCACACCTACGATATCGAATAACGTAGGCTACGGTGCATCGGGCGCGAGCCTTGCGAGTTCAACGGTAGCAGGCTTCAATTCGTGGTCATCCACTGCGATGATTGATTTGATGTCCCGAATGCTTTTAGTCATTCGTTCCCGCCAGCTCGCCATTATGAATCCGATTGCGGCGGCAACAATTCAGCGTTTTACGTCTGGAATCGTCGGGTCTGGCATACGGTATGGTGCACCGAAAGAGAGCGAGTTCATAGGCGACATTTACCCTTTACTGGGTGAGGCGATACAGAAGCGTTTTTTGCTTGCGAGCCGAACGCATGAGCTTGATGCACAGGAACAGCTCACTTTTGCGCAGATGCAGAGCCTTGCAGTACGAAGCATGATGCTCAATGGTGACGTTGCTTATGTTAGACAGCCAGACAGCCATTCATGGCGCATAATCGAAAGCGACCGCATTGTTTCACCGTACTATATGGTTGGAACTGAGTATCGTTGTGAGGACGGGTGTTTTCGTCTTGTCAACCAGGCGACTGGAAACGTCATCGTACAAGGTGTTGAGCTTTCACCTGTCGGAAAGCCCGTGGCATTGTGGATACTGAAAGAGTATCTGCAAAAGCCGTGGACTGTGACAGAGGAACAGATTGAGCGGATTCCAATGGAAGACCCAGAGACAGGTCTGCCGCTTTGTCTTTTGCTTTATGAGAG